GCGTTGGCACAGAAACTTGGTATGCTTGACGAGGAGGAGCGTGATGCGGATTGACAGCTAAACCGATAACAATCACTTGTCAAAAATGCGGAATTAAAGTTATTACACTTTGTACTAAAACAAAATACTGCCCAATTTGCCGGAAAGAAATCCTTAGCGAAAAGGCCAAAGAGAGGGAAAGAAAAAAAGCGTTATCTAAATCTAAAAAATCTAAAATACCATTCAGACCATTGACCGATATTTCTGAATTTTTATTTTGCAAATATGATTTTCTCGGCGAATCTGTTAAGCAGATTGCAAAAGATTATGACCGCAATCCTTCTCAGGTCCGGCAAGTGATTCAAGCAGCAAAGGTAAACGGAAATTATCAAAAGCACATAGACAAGTACAAAGCTATGATAGGACAATGATTTATGAGAACTTTCGATTTAACTTTCGCTCGCCGACTTGAACAAGCAATGACCGAACGAAATATTTATCCATCGGACCTTGCGCGTAAGTCCGGAGTGAGCCGGTCAAACATCTACAATTACATAGCCGGGACAAGTCAACCGTCAGCGTACAATGTTAAGCGAATAGCTCTGGCATTATCAACATCGGCGGATTGGTTACTCGGCTTAGTGGATTAGATTAGTGGATTAGAAAAACAGTCCCTTACTTGGGACGCAAAATAGTATAGAATAGAGTTATGATGCAAGAGGACTATTGCATTATAGCTCTATTTATTATTTTACGAAGCAAAATTATGATTAAACGAAAAGTAACTACGGACTGGATTGTCCGTCAAATCCGTGAGGGCAAGGCATATAGGTTTTATTTAACTGCTGATTGGCAAAGAGTTCGAGATGCAAAAAAAGCGAAAGAACATTACGAATGCGAACGCTGCCGTGCTGTGGGTAAGTACAGCCCTTGCGAAGCAGTACATCACAAACTGTATCTCAAAGTAAGACCTGACCTTGCTCTTGACATTAACAACCTCGAATGTCTATGCAAAGACTGCCATTACAAAGAACATCACAAGTACGAACCCAAAAAATTAAAAGACGAGTTTGCTGAGAGGTGGTAGTCAAAAAAGACATACCCCCGGGTAAAAAATCGAAAAATTCTGAGGCTTATGGATAACGGTGTAAAGGCACGACAGTTTGGTCTCGCGCACGCACACGAGGAATTTTCGAGAGAGGAGAAGCAAATGGCACAGATTAAAATTGCAGAAATCAAAGACAGCTTAATTGAGCAACTGACTTTGAAAGGGGCAAACATTGAAGTCTATAGAGATTTAATCGACAGCTACATTTTTTGCACAAAACTTGAACGAAAAATGCAAGCGGACATACGCAAGAACGGCTTAACATACAAAGCTATCAGCGCCACAGGCAAAGAGTATATTAAGGACAACCCTTCAGTAAAAAATGCCGTAATGTACAACAAACAGCGCTTAGCGATTCTCTCACAAATGGGGTTGTCGATTGACAAAGTTGAGAGTGAATCTGATGACGAGCTGTAAAGTCATAGATGAGTACATAGCCCTTGTTAAAAGCGGTAAATATCGTGTATGCCGTGAGCAAATTCAGTTAATAAAGTTTGTCGAAAACGTCTTTGAGAATGAAGAAATTTATGTTGACGAAGAACAGCTTGAAAAGTATTTGGCTTTGCAGAAATATTTTCCTTATAAACTTTTCGAGTGGGAAAAATTTTGCTTCGCTTTGCATAACTGCACCTACTCTGCTCCCGGTGTTTTAAGATTCCCTGATTTGGTTTGTGTAGTCGGAAGAGGAACGGGAAAAAACGGTTATCTTGCTTTTGAAGATTTTGCTTTGGTGACTCCGGTCAATGGTGTGCGAAACTACGACATTGATATTTGCGCAACGTCCGAAGAACAAGCACAAACGAGTTTTAATGATATTTATGAAATCTTGGAAAATAATGCGTCAAAAATGCAGCGGCATTTTAAGTGGAATAAAACCAAAATCACTAATATAAAAACAAACTCGACGATTAGATACAGAACATCAAATAGTAAAACAAAAGACGGCGGCAGACCGGGCAAGGTAGATTTTGATGAAAAACACGCTTACGAAAAATATGACCTCATTAACGTTTTTACTACAGGTTTAGGCAAAAAGCCTTTACCACGTAGGACGACAATAACCACGATGGGAGATGTTCGTGACGGGCCGCTTGATAACGAACTTTCGGAAGGGCTTGAAGTTTTAAATGGCGATGCCTCGGATAACGGGACGCTCTATTTCATTTGTCGCTTAGACGATGAAAAAGAGGTTTATAATCCCGAAAACTGGTATAAAGCAAATCCGTCTTTACAATATTTCCCTGATTTACAAAGAGAAATAAAGAAAGAATTTGAAGAATGGAAAAAAGATAAAATCAATAATTCAGCGTTTATGACTAAACGAATGAATATTCCAAAAGGCACAGAAGCCCATCCTGTTACTGCTTGGGACAATATCAAAGCTACAAACAGACCTCTTCCCAACCTTGAGGGCAAGCCGTGCATATTTGGCATTGACTACACCAAAACTACTGACTTTTTGGGGATCGGTTTAATGTTTTTGATTGACGGCTCAATCGCATGGAAACCATTTTCGTGGTATTGTTCACAATCTGCGGATTTGGGCAGAATTAAATTTCCTTATGCTCAACAGCCTGATTTACAAAGGGTTGACGGAGCGGAAATACCTCCCGAAATTGTCGCTGATTGGTTGAGAGAACAGAAAGAACATTACAACATTGTCGGCGGAGCGTTAGATAACTACCGCTATACATTACTCAAAGAGCCGTTAATGCAGTTGGGTTTTGAATGCGACCGCAAAGGACGAAACAATCTAAAACTTGTAAGGCCTTCAGATAAAATGCTTGTAGCTCCTCTGATTGCTTCGGATTTCGCTAATCACCGAATTGTTTGGGGCGATTCGGCGTTAATGCGTTGGTACACAAACAACACATCGGCTGTCGAAGATAAAAACGGAAATATTATCTATGGTAAGATTGAGCCGAAATCAAGAAAAACAGACGGATTTATGGCGTTCGTCGCCGCATATACACAGCTTGATTTACTAAAACAAAATCAGCCGATGACGGTTGACGAACTCAAGAATTGTTTTAATGCAATTGTATTTTAAAAGGCAGGTGAAAAAATGAAAGTAATAAACTGGGTGAAAAATCTTTTTAAAAAAGATGCCGTCGCAGCGGAATTTAATGAGGACGGCTCGACAGTCGATGAACAGAGATTCCACCTGACGGAACTCGCCTTATTTACAGCGATTGATTTTATCGCAAGGAGTTTGGCAAAATGCGAATTTATTACCGTAAACAATAACCGAGAAAGTCGCAAAGCTGAATACTATCTGTGGAACTATTCGCCGAATAAGCATCAAACCAAAATTGAGTTTTTTACGCAGGCTGTGGCTAAATTGATTTTCGATAACGAACTTTTAATTGTTGAAACTGCCGATAACCAACTAATGATTGCTGATAGCTTTTCAAGAACAGAACACGCATTGATTGATGATTCTTTCAGCGGTATTACTTGCCGAAATTTCACATACCAACGCACTTTTTTAGAGAGCGAGGTAATTTACCTCAGATATAACAACTTTGCTCTTAACGGCTTATTGGCTGATATGTGCAATACATATGAGCATTTAATGTTGTCAGCTCAGGAAAGGTACAACAAAGCGGTCGGCCACAAAGGCATCTTAGAAATGGATAATTACAGCTTCGGCGACAAAAACTTCGCTGAAACTTATAACAAAGATTTAGCTAAACAGTTTAAAGCTTTTTACTCGAACAAAAATGCCGTTATGCCGATTTTTAAGGGGATGAAATACTCCGAGCCGTCAACAGACGCGGGAAAAACCACAAACAGCGAAATAAACGATATTCAAAAATTGAGAACTGAGGCTTACACGGTGGTTGGAAACGCTTTGCATATTCCGCCGGCAATTTTAAGCGGTGAAGCCTCTCAACTCTCGGACGCTATGGATTGTGCTATTGGAAATGCAATTGATCCGATTGCAAATATGTTTGAGCAGGAAATCACCAAAAAGAGATTCGGTAGCACCGAATTTAACAAAGGCAATTATCTCTTAATTGACACAACGACAGTCAGACACATTGACGCAATCAGTCAGGCAAATAATCTTGATAAGTCAATTGCCAGCGGTGTGCTGACACCTGCGCAGGCTCAAAAATATTGCAACATGCTCCCTTGCTCTGAGGCTTGGGCGCATACATATTACATTACTAAAAATTACCAAACAATAGCAAATGCTTTGAAGGGTGGTGAATAGAATAAATGAAAAGTAGAAATTACAACATCAAGCAGATTGCCGAAAATCAGAGTGTCTTGCAGATATATCTTTACGGTGAAATTGAGCCGAGCTGCTTGAACATTTGGGGCGACCTCGTGGAATCCAAGACAAGCGCTGAATATATTCGTAAAGCAATCGAAAAAGCCGAAACAATTAACGGCATTGAGCTCTATATTAACTCAATCGGCGGTTATGTCGACGAGGGCGTGTCAATTTACAATTTGCTCAAACGGCAGAGTGTGCCGGTCACTGCATACATTGACGGTATGGCTTGCTCGATTGCCTCTGTTGTTGCAATGGCGGCTGACAAGATTGTAATGCCGTCAAACACAACAATGATGATTCATCATGCAGTCGGCGGTTGTTACGGCAATGCGAAGGAACACAGAGAATTTGCAACCCAGCTCGACAAAATTAGTGAAGCAAGCACAAACTCTTACCTTGTACACGCAGGCGATAAGCTCACGAGGGAAACCCTCGAGCCGCTTCTTGATGCTGAAACATTTTTGACGGCAGAGGAAGCCTTTAATATCGGCTTGTGTGATGAAATTCTTGATCCGGTTGATTTAACCGATTCAAAAGAAATCGTTGATGATGCACAGCAGAAGAAAAACCCGAAAGCAAAACAGGCAGCGGCAGAACTTGCAAAAATGCTTGGTACAAAGCCTAAACCGCCTGAACCACAGACACCACCCGAGCCAAAACCGAAAAATCCCGAAGAAAAGGATAGCTTTGGCTTTATTGAAGAGTATTTCAAAAACAAAAATTATTTATAAAGGAGATTAAAAAATGAAGAATCTTGACGCGATTAAGAACGCAAAAGCAAAGTTTGCACAGAACTTGAAAACTGCCATTGATTCAAAAGACGAAACAAAAATGACCGAGGCTCTCAATGCCTATGCTGATAGTATTCAGCAGTCAATCATTGAGGTCGCACAGGAAATCGGCGAAACCGCCGACAACACAATCCTTGCCAAGAGAGGATTCAGACAGCTTACAAGCGCAGAGCAGAAGTTTTACAATAATTTTGTCACAGCGGCAAAATCTGCCGATGTTAAGCAGGCTCTCACAGGTCTTGATGTTACAATTCCTCAGACAATTCTTGACACAGTGCTTGAGGATATTACAAACAATCATCCTCTGCTTGATGCGATCGGCATCGAAAACACATACGGCTCTGTTAAGGCAATCTTTGCTACAGACACAAAACAGCTTGCCGCTTGGGGCACTTTAAACTCAAAAATCACACAGGAGCTTGCCGGAACTATTCAGGAAAAGGATTTCTCAACATCTAAGGTAAGCGCCTTTGTTCCGGTTCCAAAGGATATGCTTGACCTCGGCGCAACATACATCGACGCATATGTCCGCAGAATCCTTGCTGATGCGCTTGCCTATGCCCTCGAGGACGGTTTTATCAACGGCGACGGCAACGGAAAGCCTATCGGCATGCTTAAAGACCCCGAGGGCGCTGTAAAGGTAGGTGCATACACCGAAAAAACAGCAACAAAGCTCACAAGCCTTGACATTAAGTCGTATATGGATGTTGTTGCAAAGCTCGCAAAGGGCAAAGGCGGTAAAACCAACAACATTACATCGGTTGACCTTATCGTAAATCCTGTTGATTATCTCACAAAGATTATTCCTGCGACGACTGTGCTTGCCACAGACGGCTCGTACAAGAACAACCTCTTCCCCTTCCCGACGAATGTTTATCCGTCTGAAATGGTTACAGAAGGTACCGCTGTTATCGGTCAGCTCTCAAGATATAAAGCCTGCCTCTCAACAGGCAAGGAAGGTAAGCTTGATTACTCTGACCAGTATCAGTTTATTGAGGATAACAGAGTTTATCTTATTAAGGCTTATGCAACAGGTTTTTCGCTCCACACAAACGATTTTATCAAGCTCGACATTTCGGCGCTCAACCCTGCTGAAATTAAGGTAACTCTCAATCAGGCAACAACAGTTTAATTTATCACGGAGGTGTTGAACAATGGGAATTATGAACGATGTAGTTAATATGCTTGATTTTGACCGCGAGAATATCGAAACAGATGAAAGCGCAAAGTCAAAAATTGAGTTAATTATAGCCAACGGAAAACAGCACCTCCGCGATTACAACCCTCTGCTTACTGATGAGGATTTTGAACGAGCAACAAGGGCAAGAAGTTTGCTGTTTGATTACTGCCGTTATGCTTACTCGAACGCTGTTGAAATGTTCGACCATAATTTTGAAAGCGAAATTTTGAAATTAAGGCAGGAATACGAGGTGCAAATGTATGATACCGAAGAATAACATTGATTTTTTGACATTCAACGACGGGCTTGCAAAAATCTATGAAACGGATGAAAACGATGACATCATCACCGACAGCCTGAAAAAATATCGTTTTGGCAACGAAAAAATTGGTGTAACTCGTTTTTACGGAGCTAAACAGAACGATATTGAACTGTCGAAAGTTATCCATATCCACAAAGATGAAACTTTGAGAACGGATATGGCGGTCATTATTGACGGCACACGGTTCAAGATTGAACAAATTCAGCACGATAAAAGCAAAAATCCCCCTTGCTCGATTGTGAGCCTGTCACAGAGGGGACTGTATGAGGGTGGTGCAGATGTTTTTTAAAAACTACGATGAATTTGTTGAACTCATAAAGTCTTGTGGTTTTAAGTGTGTGGAGGCAGATTACAACAAGTCAACCCCTGCTCCCTATCTTGTTTACTTTAAAGACGAGGAAGAAGGCATTTACGCAGACGGTAAATGCCTTTGGAAAACTGCAAAAATCATCATAGAACTCTACACAGCGAAAGATGACCACACAATCGAAACGAAGTTTGAGGAGTGGCTCAACGAAAACGGCTTCGGTTGGAAAAAACCAAATCGAGCATGGGACACAACCAATAAACTTTGTGTAAGCTATTACAATTTGGGCGTGACTTTTGATGAGTGATTACAAAAAAGTCGGTATCGACCGCCTTGGCGATACCCTATCGAAAGAGCTGTCAACCTATTCGGCTGATGTGCAAATGGGTGTCCGACTATTGGTCGATGAAAAAGCCGAAGAACTTAAAAACGAAATCAAAAAGAATGCACCTGTAGGCAGAAGAAAAAAATATCGCAAATCGTTTAGAGTTAAAATCACAAACGAAACATTTAGGTTTTATGAAAAAACGGTTTATGCCTCTAAACCTGAGTACCGGCTTACACACCTCCTTGAAAAAGCACACAAAAAAAGAGGTAAAAAAGGCGGAACGGTACAACCGAGGGTGCATATTGCTCCGGCTACAGAAAAAATCCATAATGAATTTGAAGCCGGAATAAAAAAGCTCATCAAATCATCGGAAGCTATGGGCGGCGGTGATTTGAGCGGTATAAAAAGAATTTAAAAACATAAGGAGTGCTTATTAATGAACAAAACTATTAGAAAAGTTGGTTATGCTGTGCTGACAGAAAGCAGCACAGGCGAAATCACATACGGTAATCCCGTGTGGTTTAAATCTGATGAGGCAGGCGGCAGAAGTATCGGTGCTGAACCTATCGGCGATTCAAACACAATCTACGCTGACGGCTTGCCTATCATTGTAGCAAGTGCGAATGGCGGCTATACAATCAGTCTTGAGCTTATTTCAGCAGTCGACGACATCGAAAAAGATTGGTTCGGCAATGATGAAGCAACTGAGGGCGGTATCATCGAAAAGGGCGGCATTAAGGTAATGCCAAGATTTGCCCTCCTCGCTGCCAAGGAAACATACAAAGGTGATAAGCTCTACGAGATTGACACATATTTTGACTGCGTAGCTGCAAGGGCAAGCCGGAACGACAAGACATCAGAAGGCAATTTCGATCCACAGTTCCCGACCTTTACAGTCACAGCAAAACCACGCCCTGACAATGACTTTGTGCGCTACACATCATATGCGGACACTCTGCCCGAAAGTGTTGTAGTTCCGACCGTTAAGGCAAATTCCGCAACGGAATAATTTCAAAGGTAGGTTAAAACATGAAAGACACAGTTGTTATTAACAATACAAACGTTGAGGTTGAGGTTACAGCATATACAATGCTCATCTACGAGGACACATTCAAAGGTCACAGCTTTCTGCGTGATGCCGACCGTATTCTCGTTAAGAACCTCAATGATGTTAAATTTGGCTCTGCCGTAAAGCTTTTGTGGGCAGCGGCAAAGACGGCAGACGATACAATTTCTAACTTTAAGGCTTGGTCAAAAAATGTGAGTATTAAGGACGCTATTTCAGCGACCGACACAATTATCAAACTCATCGTTGACAGCCTTAAAAGCGACAGCCCAAAAGCGACAGCGACAGCGACCTAAACGGATTTAAAACTTTCCTGACGGCGAAAGAGGTCTTATCTTATGCCGTCAGGTGTGGTCTGACTGTCGCTGACCTACAAAGATTTACAATAGGTTTTGTGCTTGATTATGTAGAAGCCTATTTTGCATTACGAAACAATAAGAATATCCACGAAGATGAAGAAAAATATCGGAAAATGAAATCTGTATTGCCTTTCGTGACAGAAAGATTTGAAAGTAAAGAAATCTCGGAAGAGCAGTACAGCGAGTTTATGAACCGATATAGGAAATTGGAGGACAGATATGGCATCTACGATTAAAGGCATTACAGTTAAGATTGCAGGCGACACAATGGACTTGCAGAAATCTTTAAAAGCTGTGCAGTCCTCATCCTCGAGCTTGCAGAAAGAACTGTCCGCTATTAACAGACAACTGAATTTCGACCCTGAAAACACCGTTCTGCTCGCTCAAAAACAAGAAGTATTGAGAGAGCAGATTGATAAAAGTCAGTCTGCCCTTAAAAAGTTACTTGATGTACAGGATCAGGTCGAAGAACAGGCCAAAAACGGCGAAATCTCAACTGAACAGTACAGAGCCTATCAGCGTGAAGTTGAAAAAGCGAAAAGCAAACTTGAAACTTTCACTAAACAGCTTGCAGAAACCGAGGAAAAAGCAAATGCAATAAACCTCGAATCAGCACGGACTGAAATGTCAAAAACTGAAACAAGCGTTGATAAAGCAGGCGATAGTTTTAAGGGGCTTGAAACGAAGTCCAACAACACCGATTTGTCAAAAATCAAAAAGGAAATGGACGGTGTTAAATCATCTGCCGATAATCTTAAATCCGCCGTCGGTGATGCCTTAAAAGAAGCTACTGCTACAGCAACGGCAATTGGCGGAGCTGTTACAGGCGCAATTGTAAGCGCAAACGGGGAACAAAAGGCTCTCAATTCTTTGCAGTCACAAGCAGGCTTGACCGCCGAGGAGATGACAAAATACAAAGATGTCCTTGAAGATGTTTACAAGGGGAATTTCGGCGAATCTCAGGAAGAAGTTGCAAATGTCCTTGCTTTAATTAAGCAGACAACGAACGAGACCAATCCAAGTAAGCTTAAAGATATGACCGAAAATCTCTTTACATTGAGAGATACATACGATTACGATTTTGTTGAAACCTTGAGAGCGGTCAACATGCTTATGGAGCAGTTTGGCATAACAGGCGAAGATGCTTTTAATCTCATTGCGCAGGGCAGTCAAAAAGGCCTTAATAAAAACGGCGATTTGCTTGATACAATCAATGAATACTCCGTACATTACAAGCAACTCGGCTATGACGCAAACGAGTTTTTTAATTCGCTTGAAAATGGCTCTAAAGCAGGTACTTTCAGTATTGACAAGCTTGGCGATGCCATGAAAGAGTTTGGAATCCGTTCTAAAGATACAAACTCGAGTACGCAGGAGGGATTTACTCTTCTTGGCTACGGCGCAAAAGCCTCAGCTGAGGACATTCAAAAAGCCAAAGATGAAGTCGCAAAGCTCGAAAAAAATCTTTACTATGCGAAAGAGGAGCAAAAAGGTTTTAACAGCTCAACAAGCGAATTGACAAAGCAAAAAAACGCTGACAAAATTGCCGAATACTCCGAGGCGTTAAAAACCGCAAAAGAAAAGTTGTCAAGCCTTGAATCAGCGGGCAAGGGTGCAAAATGTAGTATTGAGGACTTGCAGAAAAGATTTGCAAAAGGCGGTGATAGTGCAAAATCGGCAACATCGGAAGTCTTAAACGCTCTTTTTGAGATGGATGATAAAGTCAAGCAAAATCAAGCAGGCGTTGACTTGTTTGGCACAATGTGGGAAGATCTGGGTGTTGACGGCGTAAAAGCTTTGATGAAGGTTAATGGCTCTGCTGACAAGACCAAAAACACGATGAAAAAAATCAAAGACATCAAATATGATGATGTTGAAGCTGATTGGGCAAGCCTTGGCAGAACGGTGCAAACCGATGTTATTAATCCTATCGGCAAATCGCTGTTTCCGGAAGTTAAAAAACTTTGTAATTTTGCGAGTAAACATACCAAAGATATCATCCCAACACTTAAAATTGTCGGCTCTCTCGTCGGTGGCATTTGGGTAGGCAAAAAAACAACCGTTGTTGTAAGCGGTGTACAAAGCCTTATAGGCGCATATAAAAGCCTTAGAATTGCTACAGAAACTGCCAAAATTTCACAGGAAGGTCTTAACCTCGCACAGAAATCAAACGCAATCGGCATTGTCGTAGGCTTAGCCGCTACGCTTGTAGGCTCCTTGTGGTCAATTGCAAGCGCAAACGATGAAGCCAAAGAATCACAGGACAAGCTCAACGAAGCGCATGAAAAAGCTCAGGAAGAAATCAAAGAGCTGAAAGATGCCAATGATGAATATGTTCAGAGCAAAAAAGATGCAGCGGCTGAGGTTGAAAGCGAATTTCAATATTATGACAATTTGTGGATCGAATTACAAGGCATTGTTGACAAGAACGGCGAAGTAAAAAAAGGCTATGAAGACAGGGCAAAATTTATCACAAATGAGCTGAGCAAAGTTACAGGTGATGAAATCACTTGGAACGGCAATGTTATTCAGTCCTATAAAGACCTTAAAGGCTCAATTGATGATGCACTTGAATCAAAGAAAGCCCTTGCTATGTTATCAGCTACAGAAGATGCTTATCAGACTGCTGTATCAGGTCTTGCAGGAGCGAAAACTGACGCAATAAATGCTTATGCCAAAAAGAAAAAGGCACAAGAAGAGCGCGACAGTGCAGCGGAAACCGCACAAAAATATAATACAGAAGGACTTGACAGAAACAAAAAAATAATCAAAATTGCGGGGTGGGCATTTGAGAATGGAAAAATCTCGCAAACCGATTATCAAAAATACCTTAAAGACGCACAAAATAAGCAGAATATAGCTAAAAACGAGCGTGCTTTATCATCATTTGGCGCGGCATACGGTGCTGAAAGTCAAAAAGCTAAAGATAACCTCAAAGAGAAAGAAAAAACTCTTAAAGAAGTTGAAAGCAAATATAACGAGTATCAAAGAAAACTCGTTAATTTTAACACCACGATCCGAAACGTCGAAAACCTCACAGCGGCAAATGCTAAAGGCAACACCGAAGAGATTAGAGCCGCAATGTCAGATTTATCTAACAACATTGTTACATACACAACAGGCACTAAAGATGCTCTCGAACAGCAGGTCAATGATTTTAAGACAAATGCCGAGAATCTACGGACGGCATACAAAGACGGTGTTGAAGGTGTCACAAAAGACCAAGTCGAAGAGGCCGAAGAATTGCAGGAAAGAGCAGAAATCGAGCTTGCTAAATACAACGATATGTACGGCACGGTTGCCGCAATCGCCACGGGTAAAGCTGACGAAATCAACGCACAACAGCAGAAAATCAAAAACGGTTTTATTGATGCTGAAACAGGTTCAAGAGAAAGCCTTGAAAATCAGCTTGCAAACTTTACCGCAAACTATGAGTTGCTAAAAACTGCAATGGATGAAAATCAACCGGGTGTTACCCAAAAAATGGTTGATAATGCAAGAGAACTTGTAAATAAGGCAACCGGTGAACTCAACAAACTTGAAGGCAACGGCGAAACCGCCGGTAAAAACGGCACAGAGGGCGTAAGTGACGGCATGAAAAACGAAGATGCCCTCGAAAAAGTTGATAAATCAGGCAAAAAGGTTCTTGGCAAAGCCGAAAACAGTCTTTCAGAAAGTTATAACAAGGGTTATCAAAAAGGTAAGGATTTTACTCAGGGTTATATTAAAGGCTTGAGCGAAGGCGGACCTACAGGAAGCCTTCACGCCGAAACGAACAGGCAGGCAAGAGAACTTGCCGAAACAGGTCTTATTTCTCTTGCAAATGCACAGGATTCACACTCACCATCAAAAAAGACGAGAAAACTTGGAGCTTACTTCGGTGAGGGTTATCGTCTTGGAATCGCCGATGAAATTGCTGAAACGCAAAAAACAGTAAGGTCTTTAACTTCGAGAGCCCTGTCAGCAGTTGAAGGTGATCCAATCGGATCGATTAACAATAAATTCGCGGACATTCGCACCCAAAGTCAAAACGCAGCGGTAAATGGTCAGATGTCGAAAATTGTTACAAATTCACCTACGATTGAAATTAAGCTCGCTGGGGATGTGGTAATTAATAATGACATGGATGTTGATGATTTTAACCGTCGTGTTTCCGCTGCAATTGTTGAAACCCTTGATGGTGAAGCGTCGAAGTGGGGAGGTTAAAGATGAGGCATAGTTTTACATACAACGGTACTGATTTACGAACATTGGGCTTTTTTATAGCTACACCTCCTAAATATCAAATTGCAAAGCGTAATTTTGATTTTATCTCTGTTTATGGAAAAAACGGCGGAGTGATTTCCGATAATGGTGTTTTTGACAATGTTGAAATGCAGCTTGAAGTCAACAGCTACCCGTACATCGTACCAAACGAAAATAACGCAGAGCTTGTAAGAGCACTCGCCGAATGGCTTACCGTTTGGGACGGCGAGTATAAAATCTTTAGGGATTCATATAACCCCGGTTATTATACAAAAGCGATTTGCACAGGGGTTGAGCCAATAGAAGAGGTTGCCCCACTTTGCTTGTCAACAACAATAAATTTCAGCCGAGTGCCGTTTTGGTATAGCGATTTAGGGCAGGAGATTATCCGACCAAAATTGACCTCAACACAAAACGCAGAAATCAAAATTTACAACCCTGAAAATTACACCGCCGAGCCTTTCATCAAGATTATCAATAAAGACACAAAAGTTAATCCGTTGACGCTGACGGTTAATGATGATCAAACTTTAACGGTTAAGACATCATCGGATAAGGATTATATTGAACTTGATTCCGAACAGCAGTCCGCTTCTTTCAATAATGGCACGAGCTTGGCGAACAATTGCATAAGTTGTACAGAGTTTCCAAAGATTTTGCCCGGTTGGAATAAAATAAAACTCTCAGGAAAAAGCGCAAATGCGTTTACTGACATTGAAATTAAGCCGAACTGGAGGAGATTGTGATGTATCCTATTCTGTATAACATCGCTGACTATTACAAGAATCCAACACCATTGTTTGATTCTAACGGTTTCGGCTTTTTGACTGAATGCACCGAGTTCTTGGTGACAATGGAGCAAAATGGCACATACAGCTTTAGTGCGAAAATAAAAAGCACAGATAAGCTCGCGTCAAAAATAAAAATAACTTCATATGTCAAAGCGAAAGTAAATAATGTATCCGAGCCACAGTATTTTTATGTCACAAAAATAGAAGTCGATAAAAACGGTGATTTAACCGTGTCGGGCGAACATGTGTCAAGAATGTTCTTTCAAAACGGAACAATTCCTCGTGCAATGGACGGATCGATGTATGGCACGCCGAAAGAACTCATTGACCACTTTATGCGAGATTATAGCCAAGTAGGAGAACCTCTGCATATGTGGTTTACGGAGGCTCCCTATAAGTGGTTTAGTTTCAGCTCATCAATCACAGCAAAGAAAAGAATTTACTTAGGCTATTCACAGGCGGTAAAGTTTGAGGACCTTTTCAAAGACGATGACGAAGGATTAATAAATCAGTTTGACGGTGTTCTGTATTTTAATAATTTTGACATTTATTTTAACAAAATCAGTACAGCAGGTGCGAAAAGTGGCTATCGTATAGCTTTCGGCGCTAATGTGTCAGATTATAAGCAGACTGCTGAAATCGGCAATTACTATACACATATTATGCCTTACGCACGATGCAACACTACGAATAATAAAGAAGTCGTCGTGTCAAGTCCTGACCCATATGAAACAGGTTTAAAACGGAGTATTAAAAACACATATTTATACGACTGCACAAGTAAAATCAAGAAATACACTTTAAACACAAGCACCGGCGAAAACTACGAAGAAGTCAGAGATGCTTTGCGTAATGCAGTTGCTGATTATAACTATTCGACGGAACAAACATCGGAAACCCTGAGTATAAGGGTAACTCTTGAAAACGAGCTCACTAAAATGCACGCAATCAAACTTTATGATGAAGTGACGGTCGTAATGCCGGACGGCACGAATCTTAGCCGAAGAATTTCAAAAACTGTTTACGATAGCGTGTCCCAAAAATACAAAGAAATTACAATCGGTGACTTAAGTATGTCAATGTCTGATTTGCTGAAAATCCAAAGGAGGTTTAGAAGATAATGGCAATTAGTATGAAACATAAATCAATTACAATTGATGTAAATGACCGCAACGCACCAAGTGTTGTTGCAATTGCAAATGTAAATGACAAAGCGGTTCGCTATCTTGATGTAACATTAACGGCAAGCGGTGAAAAATTGACCTTTGCAGATTGCACAGTAACTGCAACCTTTGCAACTGACGGATATTTAATTTCGGATTCAGTCGCTTGCACAATAAACAGCGCAGCGGATGTTATTACCGTTCCACTCGAAAATTTCAAGTCCATGTCAGGCTTTTTAGCGATTGAAATCAAAATCGCAAACGGCGAAACGCAGGTGTTGAATACACCGCTTGCTTTAAAAGTTAAAGTGACTCCAAGTCTTCTTGATAAGAGCATGATCAATAAAGACAGCGCTGGCACGACCGCTGAAATCTGTAGAGAGGTTGCCACGGCACGGGGTGATTATGATAACCTCAACGCAAGGCTTAACGGGATTGATTCTGCTGTAACCAACAAAGCAGAGAAAAACACGGTCAGTCAGTTGTCAGCTCGGATGCAGACGGCAGAGAAAGCCCTTACAGGCAAGGCAAACGCAACAGATGTAGACAACGCTCTTAAAGCGAAAGAGGACAACTCAAACAAAGTGAGTTCCAAAACGGACATCACAGACAGCAGAGTTAATTATCCAAGTATTGAATATCTTGACGCTTATTATTACAAGGCGAACGAACTCTATTCGTCGGAAGAAACGGACGAACTTCTCGGAAACAAGGCAGATGTCAATTCTGTTTATTCAAAAGCCGAAACCGATAATTTGCTCGGTGAAAAAGCTGACAAGTCAGATGTTGATACCTCACTGGCAAACAAAGCTAACCTTGTTAATAGCTCGAATATTTTTGATTTTGATGTTTGGGCGAAAGGGTTACAGAGTTTGACTATACCAGTTTATCGGGGCACACTTGATGAATTGAACTTTGCCGAAAAATCAATTACCATTACCCCTAACCCTACATCAAACGACACTTTTACGATGGGTTGGTACGCACCTTTCCCCGAAACAATGAAAATAAGTGTAAAACCAAATACTAAATATTGGATTTGTTGGCTTACAAACAACAATAACAGCAATGCTTTTGTATTTTTAAACGGAAACAGTACCAATAATGTAAGAATAACACGTGGTAAAGGAACATTTGTCACAAACAATGATACATCGTTTATAACGATTAGGTTTGGTACTAATAACAGTGGTACTTTCAAGGTGTCCAAAATTATGATTGCCGAAAAAGAATCAATCTACTTACCGAATGAAGTTGCAGAGGGCGTCCCAGAGGTTGCAGACGAAATTTTGACATTTGAAAAGACAACCCAAACTTCACTTGACGGTAAATACGATTCAGCGAACATAGAGAGCGGTACATCAACGCTCACGCCGCATTCGAACGTTACCAACAAAATCAAAAGTGCAAAATGTACATATAAGACGATTGGTGATGTTGTAATTGTCAGTGCAACCGTCAAGATGAATGCCACTACAATTGGAGCAAACAGCACATATCCGCTGATTGATTTACCATACAAATGCATTGCCGAGGACAATGTTTTTTGTGTCGGCATTTCAAACCTCGGCAAGGTCTTTAAATTTGTTGTGTTAAAAAATAACACTTGGTTGCAGTTTCAAACACAGGATAGGACGGATTACACATTCGCAGACGGCGAACAAATCAATGCGATTTGTTTGTACAAAATTAAATAACGGAGGTAAAAATCATGGAACTTAAAGAAAAAATCACACTCGATATGCTCACAAAGGACAGCGTGTCGGTACTCAGACAGCAGTTTTTGACCTTTAACGGTGAAGAAATGCAGGTTGGCGGAAACATCCGCAACGCATACATGAACAGCAAATCGGGCAGAGAACAGCTCAAAACGGTGTTGTCTGACGAATACTACAACGCAGTAATGGCGGTGTGGGGCGATAATCCAACCGTTGATGAGCCTGTTGTTGAAAGTGAGGTCGAATAAGTGACACCCGAAGTAATTGTATCGGTTATATCACTGTTTGGTACTTTAGTTGGCACGCTTGGTGGCATTTGTGTAAGCAACCGAATGTCAAACTATCGAATCGAACAGCTCGAAAAGAAAGTTGAAAAACATAACAATCTCATTGAGCGCACATATGCAATCGAGCAGCACAATGCGGTTGTGGACGAAGAAATTAAGGTCGCAAATCACAGAATTGAAGACCTCGAAAAAATCAGCGAAAGGAAAGATTAAAAATGAAAAAGATTTTTACCAAAGAATGGGCAAAAGCTACGGCGGTCAGAGCTATTAAAACGGTCGCACAGACAGCTATTGCAACAATCGGTGTATCTGCCGTTATGACAGATGTAAACTGGGTTGCAGTAGGCTCGGCATCTCTGCTTGCAGGGGTGTTGTCTGTGCTGACAAGCATTGCAGGTCTGCCCGAAGTATCAGAAAGCGAGGAATAATTATGAGTAATTCAAAACTTGTTAATTACACAAAATTAAGCCCAAACCACAGCGGTAAACGCACACACAGTATTGACCGCATTACTCCGCATTGCGTTGTAGGTCAGTGCAGTGTCGAAACCCTCGGCAATATCTTTATGAACACGAGAAATGAGGCAAGCTGTAACTACGGAATCGGCTATGACGGCAGAGTGTTGCTCTGTGTCGATGAGGGCAATCGCTCTTGGTGCAGTTCATCAAACGCCAATGACCAGCGTGCAGTCACAATCGAATGTGCAAGTGATACGGTAGCTCCGTACACCATGAACAGCAAGGTGTACAATAAACTTGTTGACTTGTGTGTTGACATCTGCAAGCGTAACGGCAAGACTAAACTGCTTTGGTTTGGTAATGAGGACAAGACTTTAAACTATTCGCCAAGATCAGGCGAAATGGTCTTGACTGTACATAGGTGGTTTGCAAATAAATCTTGCCCGGGCGACTGGCTTTACAATAGACTTGGTAATCTTGCAGACGAAGTAACTGCACAGCTCGGCGGTAAAACATCAAATAAGGAGAATGAGGAAATGATTAAATACGGCTCACACAATACAGCCACTCTTGCGTTTAAGAAACAGTTGATTACGCTTTACAATATGAAAATCATCAAAACTAAGGTTGACAATTCAAATGGTTTCGGTGACGGCACTTTGAAAGCTGTAAAAGAGGCACAGAGAGCAGGTAAGGTCACGGTTGACGGCATTGTCGGCGAGAAGACAATCAATGCTATCTATCATCTTATCAATGATTGCAATTGGGCTAAAGACAAGAAAATTGCAAATGCTAAAAAGGCACTTGGCTGATGTTAAATATTTCGCACCGTTGCAAATTTTATGTGGCGGTGCGAAATGTTATTAAAGAATTGAGGTGAAAAAATGATAGAGCTGTATCAAGGTGATTGTCTTGAAGTGTTGAAAAATTTGCCCGAAAATAGCATAGGCCTGTTACTGACAGATCCGCCATACGGAATCGACTTTCAATCAAGATATTGTAATGATAAAACAAAAAGAACGCCTAAAATCTTAAATGATAAAAAGCCATTTACAGATTTTATCCCATTGATAAAGTCCAAAATTGCAAAAACAGGAGGTATCTTATGTTTCACTCGTTGGGATGTTCAGCAGATTTTCATTGATGAGTTTATTCGTAACGGTTTAAAGCCGAAAAGCGTTCTTATTTGGGACAAAAAAAAGTAACGGTATGGGCAATCTTAAAAAGCAATTCGGCAGCAGATACGAAAGTATCATTTGGATACCGAACGATGATTTTAAATTCAAAAGTGGGCGACCACAGGACTTGATTTCTGTTCCAAGGGTGCCACCGTATAAGTTAATTCACCCGAATGAAAAACCTGTTGAGCTCCTTGAATTTTTGATTGAAAAAACTACTTCACAAAACGCAACCGTTCTTGATTGTTTTATGGGCTCAGGCGCAACAGGCGTTGCCTGCATAAATACAAATCGCAATTTTATCGGAATTGAGCTTGATAAAAAGTATTACAAAATTGCTGAGGAAAGAATAAATTCAGCGATTAAACAAACTGCATAAAGAAATAAAAAACACATAATTGCAAAAAATATTCCCCTCATCCGCCGTAAAAGCGAGTGAGGGGAGTTTGTTATTATTTATTATTTTCTGTCGCAATCCTTTCAAGTTCACGGATTACAAGTTTTTCGACATACGCAGGGGGGGTTCGCTTGCCAGTTTCCCAGTTTTCAATTGTTCGCTTTGGAATTTCAAAAACTTCGCTCATTCGCTGTTGAGTTAATCCGGCGTTGAGCCTTGCCTCTTTAATCGTCAACTTTATCAACTCCTTTCATAAAGCCATCAATCCAAATGACCTTACCAGTCTGATATCGGCGAAAATGTCCGCGAACTTGGAACACTCCTTCGGGGCTTCGATGATGACCGACCGATGCGGCGTATAATTGGTTCTGGAATGGTCTGAACACAATTGTTTTGTTGCCGTTTCGATTTTTCCCGACTGCTGAAAATTCTCGCTTATCTCGGTCAAGAAAATTCCCATACCATAAGAAAGCATTCGTGTGTATATACGATGTTATCAAGGTCATCATTACATCAAGCTGTTCTTGTCTTGTTGCAGTTTCTTTCGCTAATTTATAATGCATTTGAAAATCGTTTGCCCCTTCGGGAGTAGGAAAGAACTCGCCTTTAGCGAACAGTTTTTTGTTGAATTTTAATGAGAATTTTCTTTTTAGTCCATTCGATTCCACATATAGAACGCATTCGGGATTATCTTTTTTGCGTATTTCACACTTGCGAAAAAACGGTTCGGCTAAGGAACATTTCAGTCGGTCTTTTTCCGCCCACTCTTGAAGATAAGAATAGGCGGATTTTTCAATGTATATGGTATTCAAGGTGAGTTAACTCCTTTTTTATTTTGAATTTATATACCCACATTTTAGATTTCTGCAAAGTTCGTCTGACACTTCTTGCAAATACTCTTTTGTTGCAGTCGTGATTTCATCGATAATACCGCTGTAATCTCTTGCAACAATTTCTTTGCTTGCTACTCCGAAATTGACATTGTTGATATTTTCAAATTCAACGACTAACTTGTCTACATTTTCACCGATTGCGGATTTTTTCCATCTTCTTAGGTAACTGATGTTATTCAGCACAAATTCGCCCTCGTTGCTTTCAATCAAATTTAAGATTTCTTTTTTCATAATGTTTTCTCCTTTATTAAACAAAATCTGCCCAATGGTCGTTGAAGAGTTCAACTGCTCTGTCGTAATCATCTGTATAGATTACTTTGTGATTTGACTGTTCGGGAACATCTTCTTCAACAAGAACAGACTTCGGAATCCACATTGTCTTGCGCTGGTAGCATCCAACATTAAGCATTGCATATACGGCTTTTTCTGTTTCTTTCAAAATTGCAAAGACATAGCACATTGTGATGTTCCTGCCAAGCTCATTTGCTACCTTATTAGCGAACCAATCTTTTACTGTGATTTCTTTATTTTCCGTTCTTGTCATTTCGATATCCCCTTTCTTTATCTTGACTATATTATATCACTCATTGGGTGATAAGTCAAGCGCTTTTTTAAAATATTTTTAGAAAAAGTAAATATTTTTTTAATTTCAGCAGTTACTACAGATTTACTACAGACACAGTTTAAAAAGCCCGAAAGTGCCGATAAATACTGACTTTTTCAAAATAAACCGCATGACTGTTAATCATGATGTCACTGGTTCGAGCCCAGTTGGGGGAGCCACAA